GACTGCGGCATTCTGTGGCTTGGATCGAACCCCCTCAAAGGAGGCAACGATGAAAAGCCAAGTGAATGCTCTACTCCATGTCATCACGAATGGTATCTGTAAGGATATCATCGTGGCGTACCCGGCATTGGAGGAAGGTCTTCTCAAAGATATGGGAAGACTTGCCCTTTACTGTCAACATCGAGGTATAGGATTCTTTACCCTAGACCTCCCAAACCTCAAACTCCTTCTTCTTGAAGGTCTTGAAGTTGGACGCCTTCGTCTCGAAGGACCGCTAAGTCGTGCGGTCTCTAGAGAGGTCAGAGTGCCGCGTTTGTTTGCGGGACTCTGGCTGCGTGTATTTGACAGAAATGCCTACTTGAAGCATGAGGTAGACGTCACTGCTTTAGCTTTCCTCCGAATGCTTTTAGAATTCGGATCGAAGATAGAGCTAGAATGCACTCAGGACCGAAAATCTTCGGTAATGGGGGCTTACTATGACGTCGAATCCAAACTTCGAAAGCCCACCCTTGGGTGGACAAACGATGACTTGGGGCTTGCCCAAGCCGGTCGTCCATTTGGACGTTCCGACCTTGGCACCTCCAACGAATGGTACCCTGATGGGTGTGGATCCAGCGATGAATCCGTACACACCAGAGAACCACGTTGGTGGGACCTACACTCTGGAATTTACCACTCTTGTGGTAGCCATAGTGATTATTCTCATCTTTTTGATGGTCCTACGTTTCACACGTGGGAACCATTAGGAGATGGAAATACAGGAGCAAGCTGTCGTAGGTTTGTCCGACCTATGCATGTACATATTGTACAGGCAGTGGATGGATCGAGTGATATACGACAATCATCCTTACCTCTTTTCCGTCAGGAAATTGAGGGGGAAGATCGCCGCAGACTTCTCGAAGACCAACGACTCCTCCGACAGATCCAAAGCGTTGCGGATCTGATCGTCGATTCTTTTGATGATTATGACCCTATCGAGTATTCTGCTCGACAAGACATTTTCAACTATGGAATCGGCTTCAAGCATGGACCTGGTGCTGTAGCGGAAAAGCTTAAGAGGTGGGAAAAGTCCCACTTCCCAAACTGGCCGCTCAAGCTTCAGGGAACTTTCCCGTTTGAACTTTGTGGAAAAACCGCATCGTCCAATCAGGAACGCCCTCTCAATCATGAGGTGGCGAGTCGCCTATTAGGTGTTCCGAAGACCGCTAAAGGTCCTCGTCTTATCGCGGCAGAGCCGACAGCACATCAGTGGTGTCAGCAACTGACGTGGAAGTGGCTGAAAGAACAGTGTAAGCACTCCTTTGGGAGTGATTTTATCTGTTTCACAGACCAAACCCTATCAGGTGACTTGGTTCTTGAAGCATCCCGTGACCAATCATTAGCGACAGTAGATCTTTCTGACGCGAGTGATCGGCTTACGTGTTGGACCGTGGAACGGATGTTTAGAAGGAATCCTTCTTTACTAACCGCTCTGCACGCCGCACGTACGAGGTA